TTATATCAATTAATCAAAAATGGAGCATATAAGAGGATATCAAGTGAGATTTTAGCCGGTTATACCGAGCCCAGCACCAAAAAGAAATATAATAAAGTCCTTTCGGCCATAGCTTTTTTAGGTGCTGATTTACCGGCAGTAACCAATTTAAAAGATATTGCTGCCTTGTATGATTTTAATGAGGATGCCAATTTAATTATATATCAAAAAGTAGAAAAATATAATTGTGAATGTATTAAGTGTGGTCATAAAATGACCAGTGATAAACATTGTGATGAGATAAAATGTCCCGAATGTGGCGGGCAAATGAGGAGGGTCGAACGTCCCGGACCAGGACAACCACATATAGAAAAATCTAAAGAGAGGAAGGAGTATATTATGCCAAACGGAATCAAGATCACCGAAGTAGAAGGTAAGAAATTTATCGCAGTGGAAGATTATGAGAAACTGGAAAAGGAGAAGGAAACTATCGATAAAGAGAAAGAGGAATCTAAAGGATTCAAAGAAAAATTTGAAGCCGAAGAGAAAAAATCAAAAGAAGCAGAGGAAAAACTAAACAAAATCTCTAAGGAAACAAGGGAAGCCGAAATTAAAACCTTTATTGACGATCACTGCTCCGAGAAAGACATCCGTTTTCTACCTAAACAGAAAGAAGTTTTGATGGCTCTTGTAGAGTCCACTTCTGACGAAAAGAAGATCAAGTTTACGGTAGATGACAAAGAGACCGAACTTTCACAGCGGGAATTACTGGTAAAATTTATCGAGCTTCAACCTAATTTCTCCGATTCCATATTTGCTGAATTAAGCAAGAGTGAAGAGGAAGAGGAAGAAGGCAAAGATAAATTAACTCCGGGGGAAAAGAAGGTCCAGAAATACATGGATGAGCATAAAGACATATCCTATCGAGATGCTGTCTTAGCTGTTCTGGATTCTACCGAAGAAAAAAAGAAAAAATAAATATTAAATTGAGAAGAGGTGTTAGATAATGTCTCAAGATGCCGGTGTTTTAGATTTAACTTTTAAAGCTGGTGCAGACTTAGAAGATAAGAAGTATCATTTTGTAAAACTTAATGGGGATGGCGATGTTGTCGTAAGTGATAGTGATAAAGCAGTATCTATCGGAATTTTACAGAGTGAAACTGATACTAAGGGGGATACGATTGACCCAGAAGGTCAAGCTGTCAGAGTAAGATTATTGGGGACTTCTAAATTAGTAATGGGCGTAAAATGCTCCGTAGAAGGCCCATTTGGAGGATACAATAAAGGAGCATTGATAGTCTCTGATGATAGCGGAAAAGGCAAAGTGGCTAAAGATCCTGCCGAACATATCGGAGCAATAGCTCTGGAGGCTGCTGATAGTGCAGATGAAATAATAGAAGTTTTAATTACACACATGTACGCTCCTGCTTCTGTATAATCATACTGTCAAATAATAATGAATAATTGATAAAAGAAAGGAGTTGAAAATAAATGCCAGAACCTAAAAATGTTCATATTGACAAAATTTTAACTAATATTTCCATAAAATATAGTAATGAGGCTTTTATTGGATTGCAATTAATGCCGGTTGTGCCGGTAAAAAAGAAATCTGATATATATTATATATATAATTCAAAAGCTGATCGATTTAGAATTCCCGTAACTTTGCGAGCTCCTAAGACTGATTCAAGAACTGTGGATTGGAAAGTAACTCATGATGGCTATATCTGCAATGAATATGCCTTAAATAGTCTTATCGACGATGAAGAGCGAGATAATGCAGACAAACCTCTGAATCTTGAAGTAGATACCACAGAATTTATAACTGATATCCTTCAATTGGGTTTAGAGATGAGGATCAAAGATATACTAGAAGCAAACTTAACGAAACATGGTCCTACGAGTGGTGTTTGGTCTGATTATACTGATGGGGCCGCTACTGATCCAATAACTGATATTGAAATCGGGAAGGCTGCTATACATTCGATAATCTTCAGAGAACCGAATGTATTGCTGTTAGGAAAGGCTGTTTACGATAAATTAAAACATCATCCCAAGATTTTGGAACTGATTAAATATAGTCAAAAAGGTGTACTTACTACTGATCTTATGGCAAGTCTATTCGGAATAGAAAAGGTAATAGTCGGTAAAGCTGGTTATAATACAGCCAAAGAAGGGAAGCCTGAAAGTTTATCTTATCTCTGGGGCAAGAATGCCATATTGGCTTATGTAGAACCTAAACCCGGATTAAAGAAATTCTCTTTAGGTTATACCTTCCAATCGCAAAAATTTCAAACCAGAAGGGCAAGAATAGAAACGAAACATTCTGATTGGTTTGAAGTGGGCAATAAAGAAACTGAGAAAATAGTTTGTGCTGCTTGTGGATACAGAATAGAACCAGCAATAACCTAATAAATAAAATTAGAGGGAGAGGATTATGTTCTCTCCCTCTAATAAATAATAAGGGAGGTTTAGATGGCTTTTTGTGAAGATACTGACGTTTTAACTAATTTGAATATGAAAGCGACTGATGTTCATGAAGCATTAGTGAATAAAGCTATTATTAAAGCTGACGCAGAAATAAGGGCAGCTTTTTCATTTGATCTATTGGCTGCCCTTGACGCTTTGGGGGCTACCCCGGCTATTATAAAATCTTTGGCCGAAGACATTGCTTCCTATTATGTTATGCGGGGATTATATTCAGGAAAGACCCCCAGTATAAATGTTTGGATCGATAAATATAAAGAGGCCAAAGATACCCTTGAAAAGATTGCTGCGGGTACTTTACAGATTGAAGGTATTGCTTTAAAAGTGGGGGCTGTTCAATCTTCTACTAAAGATTATAAACGGACCTTTGATGAAAGGGATGAGACTAACTGGAAAACCGATCCTAATAAATTAGAGGATTTAGCCGATGACTAAAAACGTTTGAAAATGGTATAATATAAGCGTTAGGAGTGATAAATGAGAAATAGAGAAAAACATTTAGAGGCTTGTAGAAAATATTATATGAATCATCGAGAGCAGAGATTACAATATAGGAGACAACATTATTTGGAGAACCAAGAACAGATATTAAAGGAACAAAGACAATCTTATATGGAACATCGAGAGCAGATATTACAACAGCAAAAACAATATAATATAGGACGTCGAAAGAAAATAAAACAATGTAAGAAAAAACATTATGAAGCTAATCATCGGCAGATTTTGGAATATAAGAAGCAATATCGATTAGAGTATCCAGAAGAGACAAAAAAGTTAGATGCAAGGCATTATAATAAGAGAAGAAGTTTAGGGTTTAAACTTTTAAATAAACCTTTTGAAGATTCGGAAGCTCATCATATAAATAAAAATGATGTTGTTTATATACCAAAGAAAGTTCATCAGAGTATTTCTCATTGCTTAGAAACAGGGAAGAATATGAAAAAGATAAATAAACTTGCAATGAATTTTATTTAGAGGAGAATTATATGACCGGCGCATTAATCGATTATGAAATTAAAGGAGACGAGAAAGTCAGACAGCTTCTGAAAAAAGCTGGTGAAAAGGCTAAGGATTTGAGGATTCCATTAAAAAGAGCTGGCATTCTAATGTTATCTTCTGTAGATAAAAATTTCCGAAGTGAAGGAAGACCTAAAAAATGGGCTCCACTTTCCCCTATGACTATTGCCATGCGGAGAAAAAAGGGAAAGGGAGCGAAGATCCTACAGGATACCGGACGTGGAAAAACTTCTATTGTCTATAAAATAGTTTCTAATCAAAAAGTACAAATCGGAACTAATCTTGACTATATGAGAATTCATCAAGAGGGTGGTTCTATTAAAATCCCAGCAAGAGATATTTATCCGATAAAAGCGAAGGCTCTGCACTGGGTTGATCCGGGCACCGGGGAAGATGTTTTTGCTATGCACGTTCACCAAAAGGAAAGGATGGCCAAGATACCCCAGCGTAAATTTTTACTTTTTCAGGAAGATGATAAGAAGAATATAGTTAATATTTTTACCGAATATTTAGAGGAGATAACCAGATGAAATTAGAGGATATCTGGGATAAGATTAAAACCATTTTAGAAAAGGACATTGTTTTAAAAGATTATATTAAAATAGTTTATTCAGGGACTAGGGAAAACATCCCGGTTAATAATTTTCCTTGTATTATTATGGAGCCTACCAATGCACCGGAAGAGGCGGTAACCATGCCCCACAATACAGAGATAAATTTTACTGCAACCATATTCGGGTATATAAAAATCTTTGATGTAGATAAGCAGATAGTCGGGGATGCCACCAATAAGGGTATTCTTGATTTAAATTTTGATATTAAAAAAGCCCTGGGTGCTCATATAGACCTGGATGGAGAATGTCTATATTTTAGCTTCCCAGATACCAGATTCGATTTTAGCTCTTATCCGTTCAGGGGGGTAGAAATTGACATGAAAATAACTTTAAGGCAGAGCTTTGTTACCAGGGAATAAAAAGAAGGTGATTTTATGTTATTAAAATATAACTGCAATAGTGAGTTAGAGATAACTGGATTAGGTATTTTCCAACCTAATCAATTCGTAGTAGTCGGGGATGAAGAAAGGGCAAAAAGATATTTAGATTCTGGCTATTTTGATATCGTAGAGGAAAAGAAATCAAAAAAGAAATATAGAAAATCTAATAAAATATTCAAGAAAAGAATAGAAGAAAATGCTTGAGAGTGGGTATAATATAAGAGATAGAGATACTTTTTTGAGGTAATGATATGTTTAATGAAAAGAAATATATGAAGAAATATTGGACAAGAAACAAAAATAAACTATTGAAACAACATAGGGAATGGAGTAAAAATAATCCGGGAAAAGCAAGAGAATATAGTCAACGATGGGATAAGACTAACCCAGAATATAAAAAACAATGGTATCAAGATAATAAAGAAAAAACAATAAAACGAACTAAACAATGGATAAAAAATAATCGGGAAAAAGTCAGATTAAATTTTCGTCAATGGAAGATTAAAAAACGTAGAATAGATTTAAAATTAAATATTAACGAAAAAATAAGAAGAGCAATATCTATATCTTTAAAAGAAAACAAAAATGGTAGGCATTGGGAAAATTTAGTTAATTATACTTTGAATGATTTGATTAAACGATTAGAAATTACTATGCCAAAGGGCTATAATTGGCAAGATTATTTAAACGGAGATTTGCAAATAGACCATATCATACCTATAAGAGCTTTTGAATTTAAGACTCCAGAGGATGAGGAATTTAAGGAATGCTGGAGCTTATATAATTTAAGATTATTGTCTTCTGACGAAAATAGGTTAAAACACGATACAATAGATAATCCTATACTATTAGGATTATTAATTAAAGTTAAAGTTAAAAAATCTAAAAAGAAAGGAGTTGACAAATAATGCCACAAGGCGAAAGAGGAAGAATAGGAATTAAAAAAGAGAAAATTTGGAGTACAAGAGATGGCGAAGGGAATAGTGATATTTTCTTACCATTTGTTTCTGAATCCCTGACTACAAATATCGAAGAACTTATGAGTGCTGCACAAAGGGGAATACTTGATGAGCCAAAATCATACCAGGGAGAAAGATCTTTCGGTGGTGATGTTGTGGTAGAAGCACATCCTTGGAGTATCGGATATCTTTTAAGGGGTGCTTTAGGCGTACCAGCGGCTGAAGAGGCTGCAAAGACAACCGAGACTGAATTGGAGAATTGTGAGGCTAAGTGGGTTGGACATGCTAATATAATTTCTACTGTTGATAGCAGTGATTATAAAAAAGGTTCTGCTTCTGTCAAGTTATTAGTGCCTGACGGTGTGACGGGCGATACTATTCTGGCCACTAAAGTAGTGCATGAAACAGGTATAGATATGAGTTCAGATACTGATCTAAAATTTTGGATTAAATCGAGCATAGATATGGTTGCAGAAGATTTGGTAGCTATGCTTGATGAAACTGAAGGATGTGTTGGTGCAAATACTAAAGAAGTTAATGTTGGCGCACTGACTGCGGGAGAATGGAAAGAAGTAACCTTAGATTTAGGTGATATGTCTGGTGAAAATTATAATGCAATAATTTCACTTGGAATTAAATTACATAATGTTAAGGCTGAATTTACCCTAAGAATTGACGATGTCAGAAGGGTAGTAGAAGGAGTAGCATCTTCTATTGCTTTCCAGCACGTATTTACTCCAATGCAGACCGCAGACGATGAATTTCACGTAGATTGTCCACTTTTCCCTTATACTTTAGAGGTTTTTCCGGACCAGGGGAAGGCGTTCCGGTTTGTAGGTGCGGTAATCAATACTTTGGCTTTAAACTTTTCTACTACTGATAAGATCTTAAAAGCCACCTGTGGGATCATCGCTAAGAATGCGAGTTTGCAAAGTACGATTGGTAATTTAGCACTTGAAGCCACGAAACCCTTTGTTTGGGAAAATGCAGTCATTTCTATAGGCGGTAGTCAAAACAATAATTTGGAGAGTTTCGGGTTAACCTGGGATAATCATTGTGTAGCCAAATATTTATTAAATAATGCTCCTACCCCTGCAAAGATTGTTCGAGATGGTTTTAGAACTATCCCGGTCAGTTTTGTAATTGATTTTGTAAATAAAGATGAATATGCATATTTTCTAACTGGAGAAGAACGGGCCTTCCAGATTAAGTTTATAGGCGCGGTATGTGATGCAACCCCTGAACCCGATATATTTTATACTCTACAAATTGATTTGCCTCTGGTTAGATATCTTGCCTATCCTATCAATATGGGTGGACCGGGAAGATTAACCTGTGCAGTTACCGGAAAAGCAAAATACGATTCTACTTATGCACTTTTAGCAACTCTAATTAATAAGAGACGAACTGCGGACTATCAAAGAGATGTATAAGGTATAACCCTAAGGGTACTATTAAAATTTCACTAATTAGGGTATGCAGGGTCGTTTTTTGAGGGTATTCTATCTAATTATCTAAAAAGAAAGGAGTAACTATGCCTAAAATTAAAATGCTTGACGGTAAGGAATATGAATTAAAATCTTTATCTTCATTAGACCTGAAAAAAATAGATGAAATGAAAAAAGAAAACGAGGAAAAAGAAGGTAAAGGTATACCAGATTATGATATGAC